ATCTTATCAAAGCATATTTATCCAAGGAGTTAGAAGCTCCATCTGATGACTTTACAAAATACATCCTTTCACAGGTTTATGACGGACAACGTACTCAAAAAATTATAGATAAATATCAGCCACTTGTAAAAAGAGCATTTACTTCATTCATTAATGATATAGTAAACCAAAAAATCTCATCCGCATTATCTAATGATGAAGAAGCTGCATCAGAAGAACAGCCTGTTTCAGAAATAAAAGAGTCAAAGATTGTCACAACAGAAGAGGAAATGCAGGCGTTTTATATTGTCCGGGCAATTGCCGCTGAAATTATCGATATAAAAAATATTGCTCATAGAGACACTGAAAGCTATTTCGGAATCCTATTTAAAGACAATAATCGTAAACCGATTTGCCGCTTCAATTTTGACACCAAGCAAAAACAATTACTTATTCCTGATGAAAGTAAAAACTTCACACGTCATTACATAAATGATATTAATGATATATATTCTTTTAAGGATGACATCATTAACGTTATTAAGCTTTATATGTAATTGAAAATACGCAGGTATGGCATACCAGTAATTATCCTAATAATTAACATTGGAGATGACCTTATGGAAAATATAATAATATATTTACGAAAATCAAGATCTGATGACCCCGCACTTTCCGTAACTGATGTCCTTGCAAGACATGAACAACAGTTACAGGAATATGCAATAAATACCTATAACAGACAAATATCCGAAGACCATATATTCAGAGAGGTTGTCTCTGGAGAGACAATCGCTGACCGCCCTGTAATGAAACAGGTAATTAAGCTGCTTGAAACCGGTACTGTTGACGGTGTTCTTGTCATTGAACCTCAACGTTTATCAAGAGGTGACTTAGAAGACTGCGGCAAAATTGTCAACACATTCAGATATACCGGCACACTCGTTATAACCCCGCCAAAGACCTACAATCTGAATGATGAATATGACCGCAAATTTTTTGAAATGGAGCTTATGCGTGGTAATGACTACCTCGAATATACTAAGAAAATACTAAACAGAGGTCGAATTGCTTCTGTTAAGCAAGGTAATTATATAGGCTCGGTTGCTCCATACGGATATAAGAAAATCAAAAGCGGTTCAGGTAAAGATTCATATCATACATTGGAAATTGTTCCGGAAGAAGCTGATGCTATAAGATTAATGTATCAATTATTTGTAAAAGAACACTATGGATTTACAAAAATAGCAAGATACCTTGATGATATCGGTGTTAAGCCACGAAAGACGGACCACTGGTCTCCTGCTGCCATAAAGGATATGCTTGAAAATCCTGTGTATATAGGAAAAATAAGATGGAATTATTCAAAGGTCCAGAAAACCATAATAAACGGTCAGATATCCAAAACAAGGCCAAGACAGAAGGACACATCACAATGGATATATGTGAATGGCAGACATGAAGCAATCATTGAGGAAGCCATCTACAACAAGGCACTTGAAATGCGTGGTAAAAATCCTTGTGTACGCAAAAATAAGGAATTGTCAAATCCTTTCGCCGGACTTCTTTACTGCGGTACCTGTGGCAGGGCAATGTCATATAAGCATTTTAAACAATATCGTGGTAAATCCGAGAATGTCTGTACAAGTATGTTATGTAATAACCAGGCAATATGTAAAACTAAATCAATTAAATATGATACTTTTTATAAAAGAGTTGTGGAATCATTAGAAGAAAACGTTGCTGATTTTGAAATAAAGTTAAAACAGGAAGAAAGCAACGGCAAACAGTTTCAAAAAGATTTGATTTGCAGTCTCGAAGCAAAATTAAATAAATTGAAAGAAAAAGATTTCAGACAAAAAGATGCTTATGAAGACGGTCTATACACAAAAGAAGAATATGCTACACGTAACGCAAAACTTCAGGAGCAGATTTCAGCGACAATGGAGTCTTTGTCTAAAGCCAAAAGTAATACGCCACCTGTCATTGACTATCGTGAAAGGATTTCAAGGTTTACTGACTGCCTGACTGCCCTAAAGGATAATACCCTGTCGGCATCTGAAAAAAACGTCCTGTTAAAAACCTGTATTGATAAGATTGTTTATTATAATAATATGGAATCGAAACCGGGGATTGGCAGATATGTTGATAATGTATTCCAGCTTGATATTTTTTTACTCTTATAATCTCCAACATCTATGTACCTATGAATTGGCACATCTCGAAATGATTGCCACAATGATTCACCAGCTTACAAGGAATCTTACACCTGAACAGATACAGAACTCGGCTTTTGCCCCATATTATGTTGACCATACCCTTGGTGTATGGCCGCAGGCGGCAGGTGGTATTCCGTTTAATGCCTGTGAATTTCAGGTAAAGGGGGACCCGGTCTGTGACCTTGTGGAGGATATGGCTGCCGAACAGAAAGCCAGAGTCGTATATGACAATCTCTTAAGACTTATAAAAGACCCGGATGTTGTAGCGCCCCTCCGCTTCCTCAGGGAACGTGAAATCGTACACTTCCAGCGTTTCGGAGAATCGTTGAATATAACAACTGATAAGCTTAATAAGAAAAACATCTATGCTTTCAATCCTTCCGTTAATTTTTGAAAACA